GGCTAGGATAGCCTTAAGCTTAAGCAGTTCCACCTGACGTTGAGACAGTTCAGATTGAAGTTCACCGAACTCCGAATCCTTAGCAGCAAGCTGCGACTCAAATTGAGACTGAAGATCAGTCTTAACTTTCTCCACAGCCTCATTACGTTCAGTGCGGTATTTAGCCGCCTCCTGACGCAAACCCTGAACATAATCCAGACTGAATGTTTCCGGCTTAGCAGCCTCTTGCTGCACCGGGGTACCGGTTTCAGTTGTAGTATCCTCGGACATTGTTTACCCTCCTGGGGTGTAAGGACCCCATCCAGGGGTCTTTGACGGGCCGATCAAGCCACCTGTAAGGCAGCCCAATCAGACGAACTAACTTCACCATCAGCAATCATCTTCCGCAACTGATTGATTGTCTCACGGTTATCAGTGGTAGGTAACCACCGCTTCTCCTTAAAGGAGTAGTATTTTTTATCTGGATTGGCTTCAAGCTCCTTAGTGGCCCTCTTACCGGCCTTGATCCAAATATCTAGGGCACGCTGGGCGGCATCAGCACCAACCCACGCACCTTCCTTGAACACCGGAACAACCTTACAGTCACATCCGGCGTGCCACTCATTCATCGCAGCATTAACAGCATTATCATTGATGATGATATCGGAGTCATCTATTTGTAAACCCGCAGACCTAGCCGACTCATACACCGGGCCACGCGCCACCAACATCAAACACCACTCGCATGTTTCCCTGCCGGTAGCAACCCTAGCCCAGCCACGAATAGAACCAAGTTTCTCAACTTGCTTCTCAATCGGAACCCGCTTCTCAGCCTCAGCGATATCACGTTCAATTTCGGCGATCAAATCAGAAACAGATATACTCCTAGGCCGATCCTGGCTGACAGGCTCATCCGGTTGCGGAACATCATCCAACTGATAGTCAGCCTGCACCGCATGAATGATCTGCCTACGGCCACCATTCTCAACCGACCTAGCAACCTGTAGCTGAACCTGCTCCAAGGCTTTAGGGGAGGCGTTCTCCACCGACATAACCTTACGAACCGGTTCCATATCCTGCACAAACCATTGAAACTCATACGGTTCAAGCTCACGCGCCAAATTAGGCACATCAGGATGCCACAAATCCCGCTGCTCATCATAAAATGTTCTAGCCAATGTAGCAGACTCATCACGGTACTGTTTCACCGCAGGCCACAACAATTGCAGCAACCCCAGCCACTCCCTGACACCCATACCGAATGGGAGGAACAGCTTACCGAAACTACCAACATAGTTGACAGCTTTAGCCGTAATGACGGCCTGCAATGCGGCGTACTGTTCCGGTGTCAATTTAGGCTCCTACGTTAGTCGGGTCAGCTTGTGTATCATTCGGCTGTGCAACCTTTCCAGTTCCAGGTCCAGCCGGTGATTGAGCATTACCCAATAGTTGTGCCATAGGGTTTTCCTGAGAATCCCACACAGCCATTTCTTCACGTTCCGCAATTGTGTACCCCATATCAATACGGGCACGTTCCTTAGGAATCACACCCATGCCATTAGCGTACAATTTGGTAGCAGCATCAGCCTTAGCCGCATACGTTGGTGTAGACGGGTCACGCCACACCGTTTCCAACCGGAAATATTCGGGCGGGATATCCCCACCCTTCAATGCCCGATATGCGATCCGCATAGCTTCCTCCCACGCACCACCAAATATCTTATTCTTCCGCTCAGTCTTTTTCACAAGCCGGGACTCAGCCGAACGAATCGCCTCAGCCGATGCCGGGTTCTGTGAATTAGTCGAAAGATACTGCGGAGGCAACCCGGTATACGCAGCCGCCTTACGGTCCAAAGCATCCAGAGCATCAACAAAGTTCCGTAGCTCAGCGGCAGAGAACTGTTGCGCCTTAGCATCGGGGTCCTCAAATGCGAGAATCCTAGCGATATACGCATCGAACAGTTTCTCACCCGTAGTCGGATCGACACCAATATCCTCCGGCTTCACCCCGAATAGGAGCCTCTGCGGGATAGCCATAATTTCGGCGGTACCCTGCATATCCATCAGGATACGTGCCGCAGCGTCCGTCACAGACCGCAACTCGGGGGTAATCTCAGACGTACCATACGCATCAGACAACCGGGTGCGATTCTGTAGCGGCACAACCGGCACCACCATCAAACCATGCTGAATCTGATTCAACACCGCCCACGCACCCTGATCCTTAACCCACTGGATCGTCTGATCCGGCAGATACAAGGTGGCAGACAACACCGTAGAACCATCATCCGAATACACGGCGCGGATAGCCTGACGAACCGCCTTAGTACGCGGATCAATCGTAGCATACAACGAAGTCGGTGGCTCAACCCGAATGATCGGAATATCAGGATCGACACCCAAATCCAACGCCGGATCGGGCATCGAAATAGTGATATACGCCCGACCATAAATCAGGGCATCAGTATGGCCCAATGTGGCCTCAATGTCCAGATTATTAGCCTGCCACCAATCCCACAGTTCCTCATCAGCCGTTTCCTTACCCGCCACGCGGAAACCCTCAATCTCCTGCCGCTCCGCAATAGAGTCAACATACAGACGAGGGTAACCCACGTGAGCCAGCAGGCCACGCATCTCTGGCGGGACAGCAACACCAATAGCGTCGGGGCGGCGAACAGAATCATAATAATTCTTAGCGTCTTTCAAACCCGACTGAGACTGCTCAAACGCATTCAACATATCATCCCGGCACGCATCAACCGATGCGGCTGGGGTACCATCCGACATATACCCATTCGGGGCGTTCTGCTGCGGAGAGGTCATCTAATCACCATAGCTTTCCGTGAGCGATTCTTCTTGCTCATCATATAATCTTGTCTGCCGCCAAACGCCAACACCGAAGCGACCGCCGCATCAATTTTCCGCGACGAATCCTTACTGGCCTTACGAATGGAAATGGAATCGAACTGAGTAGGATGCCTACGCGCATTCAACACATGCTGCCGCAACGTAGGGTCACCATTATGGCACAGTTCATGTTCCCACACAGCATCCAAGAACCGTTCACAGTCCAAACCAAACCGTTTAGTTTGACCACGCATATCGAATGCAATAGGGTTACCTGGGGTGGCATTAACCTTCATACGTTTCTTAAAATCCCTACCCCACTGGTCAACGTATGCCTCAAACTCCTTCACGTCAGCCCGAAACGCCACCACATCATATGCGGCGAACACATTACGGACATGATCGTCAACATCCTCGCGTGGAACTTCCTCATTATGGTAGTTCGTAGGGTTCCACACCTTAATCGGGAACAACGCCCCATCCTCAACCCGACACGCAACCAAAGCCGTCCAGTCATTCGACTTAGACCCATCAAACCCCAATGTGATCTTATCGCCCTTGACGAGCGTCACATCCGACCTGACAGCATCCCACTCATACGGTGCGATCCACGAATCCTCAGACGCATTGACCTGATTCAGAAACTTCCGGCGCGATTCGGTGATCTGGTTCTTAACATCCAAAACCGACTCAACGATAGCATCAATCGGCAACCACAATGAGTCACCGCGAGCAACCTCAATACCGGCCCTCAGACGTTTAACACCAAGCTCATACCCCTCAGGGTCCTCACGTTGCGACGGTATCTCAGACACCGGGGTATCAGCCGGTGCCTCCAACGCATCATACAAGGTGCCCACATCCACAGCATCCCCCGCCAACACCGCCTGCCAAGCATCATAGTCACGCTCAGCAACCGAATCCTCACCGGGAATATGAGCATTACAAATACTCAGGGTACGTGATCCGGCAATCTTAGTGACATTACCCTCAATCACATTCGCAAGCTCATGGCCGTTGTTGGCTTCTTGCCACCACTGAGTCTCGTTACGGATAACGAACGTGGGACGGTTACCCTCCATAGAGTGCGGGGAAGATGTTACAGCTTCAATGCGACCACCAACCGCAGAGTAGATAATTGTTTTATTTACCTCTAGGTTATAGTCCTCTTTCATCTTGGATGAAATCATCACCGGGAACAGCGACATGGTGTTCTTGGTCTGTTCCTGTGATACCGCTACGATCTGCACCCACGCCGCATGACGCGGCTTACCCACAGGCTGACCGTTCTCAAACCGGTCAAACGCTACCGGGCCACACAACTCCACCAACGACAACGCTGCCGCGAGCGGGTCCTTACCCCAACCCTTCATTCGACGCAGCACACCATTACGGTGCGAATACCGCCCCTCAGCATCAACAGCATACCACCACAAAACAAACCTGGCCTGCTCCAACGTCGGCATGAACGGTGAACCACCATGATCCCCCGATGGGGTTTTCACATAGTCAGCCCACCAGTTAAACACACCCCAACCAAGGGAATGCTCAGGCAGCAACCAAGAACCGTCCTTAGGCTTACGCCACGTCGGACCAATGAAGTGCGGCTCGGCAGGAATAAGATCAACCTGACTCACAACCGAACCTCCTTTCACGTTCAAATCAATATGCGCGTATCCACACGCAACCGTTACCGCCCTTACCCCCGGCACCACCAAACCCACCACCAGCAC